CCATGGCAACGCGGTAGTTCTCCGCGGACTTGACGCCCTCAGCAGAGATGGTGAGATTGAGGTCCTGCGATGCTTTGCGCGCGTCCTCAAGCGCCTTGGCGTTCAACTGAGCCAGCACTTGCACGTCCTGGACGCTGCGGCCAAACGCCTTCAAGGCGAATTGGGTTTGCTGGATGCCAGGTTCGTACTTGTTGAAGAGTTGCAGTGACTCTTGGAAAACCTCGTTGGAGGACTTCGTGCCGTTCTTCACGGCATCGACGTCGACTCCGAGTGCTTTGAGTTCTTCGCCGCTTGAGCTAAGGGCCCGGTTAAACTTCAGGAAGGAGGCCGTGTAAGTTTCCGGCCCTGCACTCACACCCATCTTGGCCGCGATGTCATCGATTGCGACAGCTAGTACCCCTGCTTCAGTAGCGGAGATACCAAGTGTACGAGACATTTTCTCAGCGGCGATGTTGGCCTGGTTGGCTTCATCGACAAACGCTTTGAAGGCCGCGCCGCCAGCCAATACAGCGGCAAAAGCGACGAACCTCTTCGAAACCTCGTTGAAGATGCCAGAGACTTCGCCCAGCTTCGCCTTCAGGTCATCGATCGAGGCACCGAACTTTACGTGGACGTCGTCAGCCACTTTGGTTTCTCCTGTTTGAACCCATCCGCGCCGCCCAGCAAGTCCATCAGAGCCTGCCTCTTACCTACCCTTTCTTCATCGGTCTCGTTGCTTTGCCCTGCTGCCGGCGGTGGCGCCGCAGGGATTGCACCGAAGTACCTTGCGATCGCTGCCGCTGTCAAGGCGACTGGCGGCACCTTCCGCCAGTGCTCGCAAATCTCGTGGTACCTGGGCAGTGTCATCTCTTCGTCGATGTACTCCCAGGTCCACCCGAAGGCGTCGATCAGGGCGACGTAGGTGGCGCCCCAACCTCCGCCGCCACGGCTCCCCCCGGCTTCGCCGGTCCCTTGACGAAGCCGGAAATGTTGAGCACCGCGGACAGCACTTCCATGTAGTTGCCGAGGTCGATCATCTCGGCGATGTCAGCTTGCGACACCGAAGGGTAGTTCCGTGCGACGGCGGAGTGGACGATCCTGGTAACGATGTCCATCTGGGCCGGGGTTGGCCTGCCGCCTGACGCGAGCTCCTTGAGGTTCTCCACGTCGTCCTGCAGACTCACCACGGCCCCGAAGGCGAGCGGAGGCACTTGCCACTGCTCCTCGCCAAAGGTCACCCACTTGCCGCCACGCTTCTTCTCCGGCTCCTTCTTGGGAAGGGCCGAATTCTCCAGTTGTTGTTCTTGGGTCACGATGTCACTCCTCGGTGCTGATGGAACCGACGTTGTTGGCCGCGTCAGCAAAGGCGGCAAAGTCGAAGGCCGGGATGGTGAAGTCCTCGAGCTTCGTGGCCAAGCTCAGCTTGCTGGACATGCACGCATTGAGCGTGACCGTCAGGCGCTTGCTGTTGAAGGTCTCGGTGAACACCGCCATGAACTGAGGCGAAGAGCCCAGCAGCTGGTTGGTGATGGTGATGAGCTTGCCGTTGGAGGCGTCAGTGTAGTTGTAGCTAACGGCCACAGCGACTGCATTTTGCGAGGCGTTGAACGTATAAACGCCCGTGGTCTCATTGCAAACGTACTGCAGGCCCACCGGAGTGGCAGACACACGGCTGTAGACCACGCCATCGGAAGCGCGCACAACACCCAGGTCGCGGACGAAGGTGGTGTTGAAGGTGGGGTTCACCACGTTGGCGGTGACGGTCTGTGCTTCAGCAACCTCGGTACGGACTGAGCTGTCGGCCACCGAGCCGGCGCCGAAGAACAGGTCGTTGAAGGCTTGAGCGTTGAACTGCGCGAAGTCAGCCTTGCCAGTGATCTTGCCCGTGCCACGGCCGAGAGCGATTGGGAACTGATACTGCCCGTACAGCTCCTTCGTCGTGAAGGAGAAGTCGAGCGACACACCCTGCAGGGCGCCGAAGCGGACCGGCGTTGGGGTTGCGCTGGTGAGCGAGCGGCCATACAGGACGCCCGAGCCGAAAGAGTATTGCATGGTGTAGCTCCTAGGGTGTGACGAGGATGTTAAGAGGAACGATGGCGACCTCCTCGTCGCCGAGGTTGCCTTGGAAAATCTCCACTGAGCCGGAGATGGCGCAATGGGAGACGAGACCGCCTAAAGTACAGGCGTTGTTGGAGTGGTCGTCGATCGTCAGCGAGTTCTCGATGGCGTCGAGGAGAGGGTTGAGAATCTGCGATGGGATGAGCGTCTTGTCGTTGTCCGCACCTGTGTGGATGTAGAGGAACAAGGCGACGTCAAGAGTCCAGATGGTCGGCAGGCCCTTGCGGTAGTTGGCCACCTCGCGGCGTTGCTGCATCAGCAAGGCAGGTTGTTCCTCCTTGCCGACGTTCTCCCATGTATCGAGGCGGCGCGTGGCTTTCAAGAAAGCAGGGCTGCCGCCGACCGTGAGAGCAGCGAAGTACGCAAACACAGCGGCGTAGATGGGCTCACGGTTCACCTGAGGGCCTCCAACGCAGCGGCCTTGATGTCGGCCTTGATCTTCGGCTGCATCTCGAGGATGGTTGAGCGAAGGAAGCTGCGCTCAGGTATCACCATGTGCCTGGTGTGCGTCGACACGAAAGCGATGCCTTGCACTGTTTGATTCTTGCCTTTACCTACGGAGCGCGAAGCGATCTTGCGAACGTGGCCCTTGACGACCACATCGCCGTCGAAGCCGTACTCATGCACCGCGGCGTACCTGACATTCGTGCCAATCCTGGCCACGACGCCGTTTGTGTCGCTGGTCACAAGACGGTTGATGGAGCGGCGCAGTGTACCGGTCCTATTGTGCAGTACCGGGCCCGATAGCTTCTGCTTGACGATCGCTTGAGCTTCAATTGACAAGCGGTGCATCACCCGCCACATGCTGTCCCGTAAGCGGTCAGGGGCAGCCGTGAGGCGAGCCAGCAGCTCCTCAGCACGGATCGAGACGAAGATCCCGTCGCTCACAGCGGAGCCCTCCGGCGGAACGGTGACAGCATCTCGGCGACACTGGCTGTGATGCCCTTGGTGGTGTAGGTCACGGTTTCACCGGCCAGTGACTTACTGCTCACGCCGAGGTTGTCGCGTTGCTTCATGTCGAGGCCCACCATTTCAATGCAAGCTTGCTCGACAGGACTTGGCACATAGTCGTAGGTCATTGAAACTTCGACACCGGAGTTCGAAGCATTGAAGGTGTAGACGCCGCCGGAAAAGGAGTACTGGCCAGCAACTGGCCCGTTGGCCACTAGCGCGTAGGCTACCCCGTCGGCATCAACTACACCTGCGTCGTAGACAGCACGACCGCCAAATGTGGGGGTGACGGTCACTGGGTCATTACCGGTCTGCGCTGGGATCTCAGCGGTCTCGTCGGTACGGTAGCCAGAGCGCCAGGTTGCGACCACACTGCCGTGGCCGCCAGTGAACTTACCAGCGACAAGCTGAACAGCAGACCCACCTGGCGTGTAAGCATAGCCGTAAGCGACGCCGTCAGAGGCAGGCACAGCTAACCCGTTGATTTCGAGAAGGGTCACCTCGATGATGGGTGTGAGTGGCAGCACAAGGAGCGGAGTCCCGGAGCCATTCAACCTCTTGCGGATGTTCAGAGAAGAGGGGAAGCTGCGGCTCGTGTACTGTTCGATGAGCCCAGACTCCCTCGCGATCAGCTTGGTGATGAGCGCGTCTGAGCCTGCCGTGGTGATGGCCAGGTACTCTTTGACACTCGCGAGGGTGGTCAGGGCTGCCATGGTAGGCTCTTATTTTTTGGCGGCCGTCTTGGCGGCTGGTTCGACCCAGTCGGTCAGACCGTGGCCGCGCAGCTCAGCGGCAAGGTGCTTCGGCACTTCGATGCAGCGATCATCATCGGCCTGCAGGTCGAAGCCGCCAATGGCGATCGACGGGCTCATGTCATCAGGGACACGCAGCTTCGTCATCGTTTGCTGGAAGGGGTTCTTGGTGCTCATGTCGTTCTCCGTATGTGGTAGGTGAAGGCAGTTCAAAAAGACCCCGGTACTGAAGCACCGGGGCTGGAGGTCTGCCCGAAGGCAGCTGGAGACAGCGGTATCAGCCGTTGGCGATGTTGGTGATGATCCCCTGCGACGGCGGGAAGTAGTTCTGCAGAACGCCGTCTTCGTAGACGCCGTACTGGTACTTCCGCGAGGTCTGCGGCCACTCGATCTGGTAGTAGTCGCGACGCATGCGCATCTGCAGGATGTTGGTCACGTTCGACAGCGGGTAAGGCAGGCGGTCGGTCGTGAACAGCATGGTGCCGGGCGGCATGTTGGGGTGCAGACGGATCTTGAGTTCCGTCGCGCCGTCCATGGCGAACTTGTTCAGGTAGGTGCGGACCATGATGCCGCCGCCAACCATCCCTTGTTCCATGTTGAAGTTGATCCGCATCGCACCATTCGCGGCACCGGCCAGGATCTTCTTGCCGATGTTGTTCATCTCCTGGCTGGAGACCCACAGCGTGGTCGGCGACAGCTTGTAGTTGTCCCAGAAGGACTTCAGGGCCGCGTCGATTTCCACGATGCCGCCAGCACCGTCACCGGTCAACACGGTGCCGGTGCCAGGCGTGCCAGTCGCCTGCG